CATTAATTGGACCTAAGATAAGTGTAATGGGGCGTTACAGAAAAACTAGAACGATCTCTGTCTTCTCCCATAGCTCTTTCAAATTCTTCTTCATAAATTGCTTTTAACATCTGTGTTCTTTGTGGGGCTTTTTTCAAAGAAAGATAATAAGCTAATCCTGCGGCTAGGCAAGGATAAAATCTAAAAGGAACATCCATTGTATTAATTTGAGAATCAGCGTCCTCTATTCTAGTTAAAGCATCGTAGTACAAAACATCTGTACTGTTTTCAGGTGTAGGCCAAATTTTTAAATTAGGGGTCACTTGTCTGTCTAAGAAAAATTGAGTGGGCCTACCTGTAGTAGCTTTGGTTGGAATAGCTAGGTCATCCGATCTACTTATTCTTGTTAAAGAATAGTCAGTGCTGGATCGTCTTACAACAACATTTAAAATATCAATGACATCCGTTCCTAAAGAATACTCTCTATCATCTGCGGTTAAAGCTTGGCTTCTTTGAGTAATGGTCCATTGGTTCAAACCTCTGTTTGCCCACTCGGCAAACATTAAATTTAAAGATCTACGAGCCGTAGCTAAATCGTAACCTGTGCGAACTTCTAATCCACACCTTTCAAAAGCCTCTTCAACGTATTCTGCTGCGTTCAGCTCAAAATCTGTAGAATTAGATGTGGTCATTTGTTACACCTTCTTTGTTTTCTTTTTAGCGGTTTTAGCGGCTTTAATAAAATTTGCCTTTGTTGGGGCACCTTTTGACCCAACTTTTCTCATTGTTTCTCCAGAGCCAGCGGCGATTCGCTTTCTTTTTTTGTTAATGTTAGCGTATAAACTCATTTATATCTCCAAAAAACGTACTTAAAGTAATCTTTCAAATATTTTTACTGCAAAAGGGGAAATGAATATTAAAATAGCTAATCCCCAAAGTTTATCTTCAAGTCTTTTTAGTTTATCATTTATTTCACCGTATCTTTTATCACAAGATGCTTCATGTTTTTCCAATAACTTTAAAATATCTTTACCTGTCATTAGCACTTCCACCTTTTTCTAGCTTGTCTTAATCTGCTATTAGGATCTTTAGCGGCTTTAGGAAATTGTTTCATTTGTCCTGCACTCCTAGCACAATAAGACTTTCTACGTTTAGCATCCTTACTACCAGCCTTAACTTTACCTGTTACAGCTGTTTTAAGTTTGCTTCCAGGGTTATCTCTGCGGTATTTAGCAACACCTTTCTTAGTCATACCCGCACCGGATTTAGTGGGCCTCTTCTGACCCCCGCTTATAGTATGACCTTTCATAGTGCCTTTTTCTGCCATTTACATCTCTATGCGTAGAAAAAACTCATCATGTCTACAGTAGTGTTGGTGTATACAACGTATAGACCGTCTTCAAATACAATGCCATTTAACGGTATTGTATTATCTACCGTAGTGTTATCTGTGCCAATAGTTCTAGCCTTAAAAAGAGCAGAACCTGTACCATTTGGGTTACCATTGAAAAACTCAATAACACCCGCTGTACCTCCAGAAACAATAGAGTACCCTTTAAGACGAACTCTCCCAAAGAACACTTTATCTAATGCATCTGCACTGGTACCTGCCGTAACTGTTCCTGCCGGATCTCCTACTGCTGATATACCTGAAACTGTTTGAAAGTATTTAGTACTTGTGGCAGTTCCTGCATTAGCTCCAAGAAAAGTTTCTACTAAAGCATCACCTGCAATATCTGTTCCTGTAACTGTAAAAGAAATGCCACTGTCATTACCACCAGATACAATAACTATTTTTCTAGATGAACCTGCGGAAGAGTAAGCATTACCAACATGCAATGCGCCCCCTATTACTAATGCGGCGTTATTTGCGACTTGTGCTGAGGCTGAAATACCGTCTGGATCTGCTGCAATTTCATCGCTGATAAAAGCGACTTTTACATCTGAAACACCCATATTATTCTCCTTAGTAAAGTGGGGGAAATTAATCCCCCCTTAATTAAGCTTCGTAACCCATTAACTGAATGAATAACTTACCTGCTGTGTAATCTGCATCTGTTGCAGCACCAGTTGTTAAGTATAAAAACTCATCGGCTGCTGGAAAACCCGTAAAATAAACTTTACTTCCTAATGTTGCATCTCCAGCGTTAACTAAAAGAGTCTCTGCAAGACCAGATATCGCTCCATCCTCAACACCAGTTCCTTCTGTTGCTGAATGTATGTTAATGTCTGGATCTCCACCTGCTGGTGCTTCAAAACATTCCATGCTACCTGTTAAAATAGTCCCGTTAGTAGCTGCAGTTATTTGACCAATGTGACAAACCAATGCAGTTCCATTAACACCAATGATGTCCGCACCACCCGTTGATCTTAAACCAGTTAAGTCAATTAAAATGTTTGTTGTGATTATTCCACCAACTCTTTGGACAGATGATCTGTAAATAGTGCCTGAACCTGTTGTAATACCAGTTCCTGCTTCTACTGCCATAGTGTTAGCATCTAAAGAGGCAAAACCACTTGAATTTATGCTTGATAAAGTTGATATAGCACCTGTTGTGCCGTTTTTGCTGATGGTTGTGAAACCACCTTCAGATCGTATAGGACCTGCGAAAGTTGTATTAGCCATGTGAATCTCCTATCGTGGCAAATGTCAGTCACATTATGTAACTGTTAGGTTAGTCTTATTATACACAAAAAAAGAAGGGCGGCAAGTGCCGCCCTTAAATCTGATGCAATAATTTGCTTGGAGGCTATGCCGCACCAGGTGTTCCGAAGAGACAACGCCAGTCTGAAAAACCGAAGCTGTATCTTTCTCTTGCTTTAAAACGCATATTTCCAGTGTCAAAGTCACCTTCCATAGCTGTTTTAATAGCTGCTCTGTTAAAATATTTAAGACCGTTAGGAGCATCCGTCTTAATAAAGAATGCATCTGTGTCTGTTAAGAAATGGTTTACTACCGCGCCTTCTGGTAACATTCCCATGTTCTTTAGAGCATTTGCATCATTATCTGCAGATCCCGGTCTCAAGTTACTGTTTAACACACGCTCTGCAACAAACTGTAATTCTTTCGGAATTATCAATTTCATGCCGCGTACAGCAATTTTAAGTCCACGTTCATCTTGAAAACCAGCAATGTCAATCAAAGCTTGCTCAAGTGAAGTTTCATTTAAATCAGCTGCTACAGTAAGAAGATTACTTTGAGTTCCATTAACAGTTGGATGTGATGCACTCATAAAAGCAACTCCATCGCCACCTGCAGAAGCACCTGCAGTAAACGCGTTGTTCAAAATAGACGCAGCTTTAATTTGCTTTGTCTGAGCCATTGAACGTGCTAACGCTTTTGTGTAACGACCTGCTAAACGATCATACAAGTTATCTTCAATAGCTTCCTCAGTAATTGAGAACGCTAAGGCGATAGTCTCGTGTGAGTATCTTGCAGTATAAGTTTCTTGTGCGTCATCAAAACTAATCGCTCCACCCTCTGACTTATTAGGTGCAGTTGAAAAGCCTGCTAACATTACTTCTTCTTCAAACGCTCTATCTGAAGATTCTTCATCAAAAATCTCCGAATGCTCGTTCTCATAACGATCGTATTCTAGACCAAACAGTGCGTTAAGTCCAGGTTCTAGCTCTTTTGCTAGTTGTGCTCTTGAAATAGCCATTTTCTAAACCCTTTCTATATCCCTGTTGTGGCGAAGGTACCTACCGCCGCGCTTGTGTTAAGATTATAATGACCGTTTAACCTTACGATATACTGATGACCTACTGCAGAATAGTCTGAGTTAGCCTCATCTTCGTAAAGTCCTACAATTCTTACATCTAAGGTGTTTGTAGTAGCTCCAGTACTTATATCTAGTAAATCACTAGATTGTCCTGTAGAAGTGCTACCGCCGTTATAGGCAGCCATGTCGCAGTTAGCAAAAACATCCGCAAGAGCCGTTGCTCTATTAGTGTTAGTACCGTCTGCTGCAACTACGAATAATTGCATAGGATCGTCATAAACAAAAGCTTTCACAGGAAAGTTTGTATTTACGCTTACGCTGTTAGATCCCGGCCAATAGTTCTTAAAAGTAGGCTTACCAGTAACTGAGTCTACAAATTCTACTCCGGCTAATACACCTAAAGGAGATATCGCACCATCTGAAATGATGATTGTTCCTGTAGCAACGGGACAAACGATCCCGCCATTGTATATAGCTGTTGTGTAGTCATTTGCAATCTCATACTGTGTCATGGCATTGTTATTAACATTGCCACCTACCTTACCGATTGGACGAAGACCATAACCAGCAGTTATTTGATTTGCCATTTATTTTTCTCCATTTAATGGGGCTGCCCTATTTTTTAGGACCGCCAAAGGTTACACGAGACTGACGATCTGGTCGATTGATCGTCATAGTTGAATGTGCGTTCTCTCTCATCATGTCTTGATCGACCGCTTGCAGTTGATCATGCTTTCTTCCATCAAAGTAAGCTGTTCTTTCCGCAATGGTTTCATCAGGCATACGAGCTAAAACTAACCCACCTACTCCGAAAACACCTTCATATTTTCCCGAATCTACAACTGGAGCTTCAAAATCTGGATATTCATCTGAGCGAACTAATTCCCAACCTTCTCTCATTTTAGCAGAAACATTCTTAGTGTCATTAAAGCCACGAGTTTCCGCTCTTATCCAACGATGTTTGTAGCCATCTGGTGCGGGAGGTGCATCCAGCATGGATGGTGGAGCCCACGGTTTACGCTGTACCGTCTTCTCTCTTGTTTGTGTTGCGCGAGGAGTTCTTTTAATAGAACCTTCAAACAGTTCGTCTTGTTTTTCCATTATCCTACTCCTTAACGTATTTTGCGTATTGTTCTAAAGTAACCCCAAGTTTCTTCGCCATAGCGACTTGTCTTGAAGTCAACCTTACCTTATTCCCACTACTGCGCCCAGTTCCAACGGATCTATTTACAGATGCAACCGTCTGGGCGGGCCGCTTGTTCTGAACTCCGTCTTTAAACTTATGAGGAAATTCATCCTTCATTCGTCTATCTAATACATCATAGTACTCATCGCTCTTCGGGTCAATACCTTCCGACTCAACAATTTCTTTGTGAATACCAAATGCTGCATAGGTCATGGCGCTGTCTTCGCCAAACCAATCATTCTTTTGTGCCCACTGTTCCGCTTTAGGATCAGGCCTAGCTGTTGGAGCCGGGGCCTGCGCAACAGGTTGTTGTTGTATGGGCTGTCTTTGCCTTCTTTCATTAGAGGCTTTAGCCTGAGCCGCTCTATCGGCTTCTACAGCTAATTGTGTCATTTTTCTTTGAGCTGCTACCGCTGCTTCAGTATCGCCTATTTCCATAGCGCTTCTTAGAGCAGCTTCAGTTTGGCTTAATTCTGATTCTACGCGACCGCTATACTGGTCAACGTAGCTATTATCCATTTGATTAAGTCTTTTAGCTAACTCTTCATTTTCTCTAGCTTTTATTTGTGCAAACCGAGTAGCCTCATCAGCGCTTTTCTCAGCTTCGCGCATTTTCTTGGTAAGACGGTTAATTCTCTTTTGAGTTTGGTTTTCACTCTTTTGAAATTCATCATCAGACGTATCCGCTTCAACTTCCACTGCATTCGCAGCATCCGTAGTTGGTTCTTCGACAATAACTTCAACATCTGGTCCTTCTTCGCCTAAATCTAGGTCTAATTCTGCTTGTGCGTTATTTCCACTCATATCTACCTCTAATAATGTAAAATGTCTTCAGGGTCTAGTATTTTAGCTAATATTTCGTCATCATTTAAAATTCTGACTTCTCCGCCATCAATTTTAAACCGTGAACCAGCATATCGGGCAAACATTACCCAATCCTTCTCTGCACACCAAGAGCCCGCAGGAAATTTCTCTGTATCTTTGTAAGCTAAAGGACCTACTTTTAAAACGTACCCTACTTGAGTAGATATTTGTCCATCTTCCACAACTTTATCAGGCAACAAAATTCCGCCTTCTGTTTTGCCTTTTCCTCTATAAGGCAAGATAAGTATCCTCCAACCCGTAGGTTGAGGCATTCTGTCAATTAAATTTTGATCAATAAGACTTGGGTCTAATACCCTGTCTTTAGGATCTATATATGTTTTTTCTAATTCTGTAGCAACGGCTTCCATTTAAACTTCCTCTTGTTCTTGTTTTTCTAAAAGGTTTTTAATTTCTGTTTCAATGTACCCCAACGCTTCTAGGCCACCCATTAGTTCCTTATAATGCTCCATATTCTTTACGCTGTTATATTCTAACGCATTAAGAATAACTTCTCTTCTGTCCTTTATAAGTCTAAAAACGGCCTGTGCAAGATATATCTCATTCATTTCTATAAAAACCTTATATAGTCTGAGTCTATCTTATATCTTCCCATTATTTAGTCAAGGCCTGTTTCTTTTTTAATGTTGCTACATGCTTATAATAAAAGAAGTTACTTATATTACCAAAGAACTTAGATAATGTTAACCAATGCCACATCATTTAGTTAATCCTTTGTACTTTTCAAAACTGCGAAGTCCGCCCAATCCGAGCATTCCCATCAAAACCGTCATAAGTGAACCCATATCAAAACTGGGTAGCTCTGGTATAACAACATTTAAATAAGCACATACAAATATAGTAACAGGTGCTAAGACAAAATGCCAGCAAAGAGCAATTCCGCACGTCCAGCCAATAAAGGGGCGCCACCCGCTTACAAAGATGGATTTGTGCTGTGCTTCGGCCTTGTTTATTTCTATTTGCCCTTTTGCAAGCTCTGCGGCATGATTTTCTGCCATTGTTGCCACCTCATGTGCCAACTTGTTCTTCATGTCCTTATCTTCTATAAACTTTCCAAGAAGATTAGAAACGGGTCCTATTAAAGCTGTTAAGATACTATAATCTCCCTATTGTTAATTTCTTGCACTTCCATTTATCAGGCTTCCACATAGGATAATGCTCATGTACTTGCCTGCTTATTGATAGTGCCCTCTGTTTACATTCAAACTCTGTTTCATATGGTCCATATTGATCTTCTAAAGTAAGACATTTATCTGGCATACCTATTACACATATTATGACTAATGCCTTGAACATATCACTTTTTGTTCATCCATGCAGTTGTACCCATGTAAGCACCAACAATTCCTGCTCCAGATAAATAAAATAAATTACTTATATCAGATAAAGCTTTAACTCTTTCTAAATCAATAATAAACATAGCCAAGGTAAACACGCCCATAGCAATCAAAGTGGCTCTTGCCATTCTTAATTGTGCTAGTTGTTTTCTTAATAAGGTTTCCGTTTCCTTCATTGCTTTAGCCGTTTCAAGCTCCTCGTCCGTGACAATGCCGTCTCCGTCTAGGTCAAAATCATTATATTTGCTATTGTTTTGAAGTGTTTTTTTCATAGGATTGTTTTATCTCCTCTATCGTTCGGCTGCATCCCACACAAACCTTCTTCTCGTCTAATCTACAAAGACCTACGCAAGCGCTTTTAGCCACCTTGACCTCCTTGATTTTTGCCTTGTTGTTTTAAAAGTTCTCTATCCATCGCTGAATTTATTCTAGCTTGAGTTACCTTCTCCTGACTTTGTAGTCTCTGTTGGAACTGATCGCTTCTCTGCTGTACCTTCTTCTCTTCTAGTCCAAGTTTAGCTTGGTCTACTTGAGCATCATTTTGTTCCGCCTGAGATTTAAGCTCTAGCTCTTTACCCTTTAACTCAACTAAAGGATCAGGACCTTGACCACTTAATTGACCGCTTAACGCTTTCAACTGGCTCATTCCCTCTGCAACATATTGAGCAGTGGTAGCTTCCATGTCTATCATCTGTTCTTCAGATATAGCTTTACCACCGCCTGTTTGTATCAAATCAACCGCTGCTCTTTCACGAGCTCCAATCTTAACGTGCTCCATAATATGCTTTTGTAATGAAACAGCCATTGGAGGAGATTGAGACACCAAAGGTGTGGATCCAAATACCATGTGTGCCATAATATGAGCTTCATGATCTTGACCTTCAAAAGCAGTAAGCGTTATCTGATCTAGAACATCTATGTTTTCCTGAGCTGGATCTTTTGGTATTGCCTCTGGCTCTGGTGTACGCTTCAATATCCTATCAATATCTCTAACGCCAAGCGCCTCATACATATCCCTAAACACTTCATACATGTTGTGCATATCAGGAGCTGAAGTAGCTAACTGCATTTTGGTCTGAGCCAAAGATATCCTTTGAGCCTGACTAAAGATGTTTGGATTAGACACAGGTAAAACATCCACGCGCTCATCAAAATCTTTTCTTTTAACAGCACCATCTACTCCTACTATACTATACGGATACTCGTCTGGTAAAAACTCTGACATAACCTTGGCCAAAAGCTTAAACTCTAACTTCATCGCATAATGTAATCGTTTGTGAACAGCGGACATAACTCGTGATCCCTGCTCCAACATCGCTATCGTGGTACCTACCGCGGCATCTTGATTTCCATCGCCCACTTTCAAGTCCGTTATAGTAGCGAATCGCTGTCCTGCATCAACTACAAAACCTAACAACTGCATTAAAGTCTGATCGGGACCCTTGAAAGGAAGAGGCATTAAACTAGCTTTGATATCACCGCCCGGAGCATCAACATCTCTAAATTCACCCGGTTGTAGAGGCTCATCATCATCCCTGATCCGTAGGCCGCGGGCCTTGAACCCTGCTGGAAGATTAGATAACGTACCAGCATCAATCAACTGCCTCAAAGCAGAAGTCGCGGTTCGCGCTAATCCACCTATAGTATGAATTAAACCTAACCCATAGAAACCGAACCCTGGAAGAAACTTATAATGTACAAAGTATTGTATCTTGGCTTTCTTCTCATCTTCTTCGGCATAGTTTCTTCTTATAGATAAAATCTGGCCATTGTCTTGCGAGATAGTAACCACATAAGGTATTCTTATCCCTATTGGCTCCCCATCTTCTCCTAGCTCTTCATAGCCCTCTAAATCCAGATCCACATGACATTCTAACAATGTACAGTCATAATCTATCTGAGAAGGATACATCCCATCAATTCGTTCAAACTCGTCTGATAGACCGCCTGATTCGTTTTGTGCCGGAATAACAGGAATATCACGATAAAAACCTGCTACCTGACGCTTTCTAAGATCATTTAAACTTAGCTTTAAAACCTGCGTTATATTAGGGCACGTTTCTAAATCAGTAGTGTTATAGGGAACAATAAGGTTTTCAGCTGGAACAAATTTACTTACCGCTCTTTCCAAGTTCTCATCATAATATACTTTTTTAAACGTACTACCTGCCAGCGGTAAGTAAAACAACATCTGATCTAACTCAGGTGTATACTCTTCCATAACACAGGTTATGTAATAGTTCATAAATTCTTTTACGCGTTGAGCCTGATCCTCTTTCTCAGGAGTACTTGATCCAAGCACTGTGGTACGCACGGGTCCAGAAGGCGGCAACAATTCATTAAACGCTTGAGCTTGGAACTGGGTCGCGGCTTCGGCAAGTAAGGGATGTGTAACTCCACTAGCTCCCCTGAAGGGTTGCGATCGCTCTTCATAAGAGAACCCCAGCAACTCCAAACCGTTAGCGAAAGCATCTTCCCACTCCTGTCTGCCACTTTTGTTTTCATCAAATTCACCCATCAACTCACTAGCTAATCGGCCCAATAATCCATCAGGCATCTCTTCTGCTAAGTTAGCTGAGAAATCTTCGTCCGTGCCGCGTTGATCCTGTGGCTCAAAGTCAACCACCACACTTCCATCTTCTTCTTCTATGATCTCAACATTTTCGGGTATAGGACCCATGTCAAGACTATCAGGCATTTCAATCTCTACCTCGGCAGCCAAATCCTCTTCATCTAATTGAGAAGGAACATCTTCCATCATACTGCCTATTGGTTCTCTTGCCATCTAATTCTCCTTTTAAGTGCTTTTACGTCCTAGTATAGTATTTAATTGAGCCATGAGCCGCGGGTCGTTGGACTGGGGCTTTCCGCCTTGTTGCAATATTCTGTTTAAAACTAGTTTACTTCTATCCGCAGGCATTTCCATGTTCTCATTCTTTTTCATCATTAGACCAGCTACCCCGCCTTCCTCGAAAAGTTGTGGAAGACCTAAACTATTACCAAAAGTACCTGTAGAACCTCTAGCTATAGCATCTGCAATAGCTTTAGCTTCTACAGGATCTTTGATATCTCTTTGTTGTTGTCTCATTGTAGCGTGTTCAAAGGTCATGCCACTAAAAGGGTCCTGCATTAAGTTTGCTATCTGAGGCTCAAAATTTGAATAGTCCATTCCCGGGTTTTGTTGCGGTGGTTCTGGTTTAGGAAAACGAGGATCCTCATTTATCTGCTTGTCAATATATGTAAGGTTTTCACCCGGCATTCCTTGGATTGTATTTTGAAATATCCCCTCTGGTACTGTAGGTCCCGGTCTTTCCATAATAGGAGAAAAAGGAGAACCATTCATACCACCTTGCATTGATCTTAAAACATCTCCATTATTACTAACTTGTTCTTGGATATTTTCTAATACACCACCAGCTCCCCCACTAGTGTTCATGGATCCACCAAATGGATTTGGAAAACCGTAATTAACTAGCCCACCTTCTCTCAAAGGTATAGCATCCGAATCAGGATTAGGATCTCCATATTGATTTAACGCTACTCCCGGTTTACGGTAATTCATTTGAGTAATGTTATATTCACTAAGAGCAGGATCCGCTAATCCTTCGTATGTTACAAATCGTTCCCTAACTTCTCTTTGTGAATCATAGGGACCAAAATTCATTTCCCCCGTACCGGGCATACTTTCAATAAAAGATTGATTAGGATTCTGTAGCAGCCTATCTAAAATATCGTTTGGATCTTCTTTAGTAAAATCCGTCCCTAGATCAGGATCCTGATTTTCCATAAGGTACTCATCCCCCGCTGAGGAGGTACCATCAAAAATGAATGTATCGTCTTCTTTAGTTGCATTTCTTACTACGCTATCCGCCATGTTCACCTC